ACGGTGTTATCACCGCCCCCGCCGGTTGATCCGAGCGTCACCCATGACCCGCCCGCGTAGACGTAATACACATTATCAGAACACGCCAGGTCGCCCGCTTGCGGCGTAAATAGGAACGCGCCGACTCCGCCAGTATTGCAGATGTTCATCCTTCGGTATCCGTTCGCGGCAGTAGATCCGACCCCTCCCATGTTCACCGTGCCGGGGATGGTGATGGACCCGTCGCCGAGAATTTCAAATAACTTCGTTGTGTAGTTCGTCACCTTCATCACGGACTTGGTTGCCGGAAGTGTCGTATTGTTAGTATTTAACTGGAACGAATAGATGGCGACGTTATCCGCCGCCCCGGCTCCAACCCCGCCATAACTGATGGTTAACGCATCGGCAGATGGAGACACGATAAAGTATTGGCTTACCGGAGTTGTCGAATTCTTTCCGAGGTAGATGAACCTGTACGGCCCGATCGTCAGGCCACCGCTGTCTATCTCGGCATGTCGATTGGACGAGTTGGTTCCAACGTTCAGACTTGTCAGCCCGGATATCGTTCCTCCCGTGATGGCGACAGCCGCCGGATTATAAGATCCGGTCCCTCCTCCGGGGCCGAAGTACGGGGCCGCCGCCGGACCGCCGCTCGTAAAGACAAGCCCTGCGTTGTCCAGCGAAAGGACAGACAGGACACCGCTTCCGTTCGTGTATAAGACTTTCCAGTTGCCGACGACGCCACTAGACAGGTTGTAGAGGTTCGTATTGCCGAGTTTGATGTTGTTATCGTAGGAAAACGGGATGTCGAGCCCGCTGATAAAGTATCGAGTCCTGCCGCCGTTATCCACCCACGTTCCTGTCCCCCATCGAAGGTCGTGGGAGCCGAGCCTGCTTTGATATTCGGCGGCATACGCAACGATAGCAATCATAATCAAGCCTGCGATAACAAGTGATCGTTTCATCGTTCCCCCCATCAGTAGGTCCCGTTAGCACCGTCAACATAGATTTCAGAAGCGTATTCAATACAGGTCAATTTCTTCCGCAGATCGCTCGCCCGGGAGATTCGCAGCACCCGCATCTGCTTCACGATGTTCGCCACGGTGCCGAATGAATACACCGCTCCTGCATACGTCGATGAAGCCGCGCTGCCCACCATCGCTCCATCGTCCGTATCCGTAACGATCGCACCATCCTCGGTTTCCGTTACGATCGCTCCGTCCAGCACGTCTTCTCCGGGAGGACCGATGCTTTGGGTCATGCGTGCGATGAATGTATTGGATGTAGTCTCAACGACTACGGCGTCCGCTGCGAACGTGTCGATTGCGTCGTCTTCGGTACGCCGGATCATAATGATGTAATTCGTGCCCGGTTGCATCGTCACTACACGGTCGAGAACAATGTAGAGCGTTACCCAACTATAGGAAACAATCCGTCCACTCTCACCCCACTGAGGAACGTCGTGCGCCACGTCGATCATATCGTTCGGGATGCAACCAATGGCGTCCACATCCGCATCCCAAGCGGAGGTCAACGTAAGGTAGCGATTGCAGGCCAGCAGGAACCGCCCGTACTTCGTGGCGAGGTCTTTGCTTGTGCATCCGTACAGCGTCACGGATACCTTGTTGATCTCCATCGGCGACGTATCGAAATCGTCTGAATATATCTCCACCGTCTGCCGGTCATATTCCAATCCCTTGTCCCAATACGTCACCTCGATCGCGTTCGCCCGATCGCCCGTCGGCATCCACTCTTCGGAAAACGAATCCGCCGCGATGTTCCCCATCGAGAACAGGAACCGCTGCGTCGATATCTCTTCCGGTAGATCGACTAACGGCGTGAACTTCGATCCCATCTGTACGACGGATGCTCGACCGTTCAGCGACACCATATCCAGCACGCGCCGCAAGGACCCGGTAGAATCGACGTACAGGTTCACCTCGTACCCGCGAGATTGACAGCGATTCGACCAGTCGGAGAACTTCTGATAATCCATGCGGGAGGCATCTACGCCCTCTCCGCCGCGATTCAATAGGTAGTAACATGCCCACGCCGGGTTATTCGCTAATCTGTATTCCAGTACGGCCCCGTTATATATCGGAACTGCTGCCCGGAACGCCAAACAATCCACGGTGATATCCGACCCCGACAACTGATCCGTTGCCAACGCCCGGATACCCAACAGGGACACGCCTGGATACGTCTGCGCCACACTGACGATTTCTTGTAAACTGGTAAGATAGACGTCCTGTACCCATCGGATGCTGTCAGTCGGCTCATCAACCAATCGGCAACGGATCTCATACTGCCCGGGAGTCAGTGCATTCAAAGGGTAGAAACTTCGATAGATTGGATTTGCCGCCGCTTCGTTGATTTCGATGTAATCCACAGATGTCGTTCCTACTTCTTTAATCTCTCCTACGGATATCCACCGCCACCATCCTGAGAGATTGTAACTTTCCCCGTAATAATCTTTTGTGATGATGTATTCTTCCCCGTCAGGATAGGGATGATCCCCTTGAGTGGTGGTGCCTGGCGTAACCTCTACCCACGCAGCAGTATACACGCCCTCGCCGTAATCCCAATACCCGCCGGACCATCGTTCCTCTGTGATTGTGAGGGTGACAGTATTCGGGACCTCCACCCGCTTCCAAGCCCCTGTGTTCTGAGGTGTTTTCAGGCGGTATTCCATCCATATTTTCACAGACACGTTTTCGATGGCACCCGTACCGGAGAAACTGTACAAACCGCGCGGGAACCCGATCGTTATGCCAATGCCGTCTACGATGTTTCCCTGCGTGATCCGTTCGGTCCATCCCAGAGTCGGATCTATATTCCACTGTAGTTTTGCGCCAACCGGAACTTCCGTTCGGATTTTCTCGAACCCCTCGATCCGTAAATCGCCCGACGGGTCGGATTTATAAACGGTCCCGATAATTGATTGATCCGCAGAACCAAGTCGAACATCAACGACCACGTCTTGAAACTTCTCCACCTCGGTTTTGTTAATCCTCACTGAGGATATCGAATCGAGTGGATGCCCAGCGACTGCAAACAGCATGTGCAAATACATTTTGTCGCCGATAGCCGTTACGAACCTTGCGATCACCGGCGGGGTCACACGGTGGACTCCGAATATCTCCGGCAACGCACCACCTTCGGCGATCAGGTTCCCCTGCGGGTCCCATGAATAGGTAGAGGAATTGGAGAGTTGATTCGCGCCAGCGCTGTCAGGAATGGACATCGGGAAGATCGCCTGGATGAGCAGCCCCCCGGCGATATACATCCCGGCGGACACAACCGCCGACATCCCAGCAGACATAATGATCGGTAACGATCCAACCAACGCTGGGACAGCGACTATCAACGCCAATGCCGCTACGATCGCGAGTGGATTCTTGCCCTCTCCGCCCGCAGGAACCGCGCAGAACGCGACGGAGGTCCCGGGGAGGGGTACGAGGTCGTACTTGCCGGGATCGTCGATCCTACGGCCATCCAGGGCGATTTCTACGTCATAATCGCCCGACCCATCAGGGTAGAAATCCTCGAATAATTCCCTGATCGACTTCCCAGGAGCATATTCCCTTATCTCTCGGGAGGTTAGCGGATCAAAAGGGTTTTTGACGCAGACGGCGACTACCCTGTCCATCGTAACCACCCCGATATTTTCCTGGACCAGTATGGATCGTCAAGTCTTATCAGGTGGCTTTCCCGCTTCTTCAACGTGTGGATCACTCTACCGTTGCCTATGTAGACGCCGACGTGCTGTACCATCTCAGGGAATCTCGGGTCGAGGCACATGATGGCGATGTCCCCCGGTTCTGGTATGTCCACCTTATTCCACACCCATTGCGCTCGCTGCCCGTCGTAGATCGCGTGGATGGATGGCGTGTCAAAGCAGGACACGTCGAAGTCTGGGACATCCTTCCCGAAGTGCCGCATTGTGGCGAGGGCCAGTCCCCAACAATCCATCCCGTTACGGTCGCGCCCCCGGTCGAGGAAGGGGATGCCAATCAGGGATTTCATGCGATACGCAATCCGCTTGCGCCGACCCCGAGGAAGCCTCCAAACCTCGCCATGTTCCCGGTGGATACGCCCGCGACATGATAGGCCGAATCGGTGAAAGACCGGCAGGTGGTCACGGTCTTGTCACAGGTCGCTCCCGCGCCGCCGTAGTTACAGTTCGCATCCCTGAAAACGTGTCGGCAATGCTGCTTAAGGATGCGATGCACCGGGAACCTGCGAGAAAACGGGTTGTCCGCGCCGAGGGTGAACGTCGCCCACGTTGCGTTCGTCCTCGGCTGGATCAACTCGAAGATATGTTCCACCTCGGGAGTCGTAGACGCGAGGTTCAGCGAGTTGACCACGTAGATCGACACGGTGACAGGCGAGTACCCGTTTGCCTTCGTGTAGGCGTCGAGAGCGTGAATGTGAGTTTCCATCTCCCCGCTGACGTTACTTACCCGAAGGTCTACCCGGGGGACTTCCCCTTTATTCCCATCGCTGATTTCGTCCAACTCGAACGGAAACGCTTGCCATGTATAAGT